TATAGAAGATGCACCAAGAGAGGTAACACCTAAAACAAAAGTTTTTATAGAACTCCAAAGCTGATCCGGAATTTGACATTTTCCATCGATTTTATTATTAACAACATCAAGCGCAAGTTGCCGATCTGCATAAGACGCTTGAGCATACCAAAGCTCACTAAGAGCTTGATAATTTTCATAAGCTAGATAAGTGATGCCTGCAACAATCAAAACCGCTGCAATTAATTCAACTCCACCGGCAGAAGCAAAAAGAGCAATTGCCAACTCTTCTCCTGCGCAATAACTTACTGTGTAGCAATTTATAAAAATGACAACGATCAAAAAGACGCTTATAAGTTTCCGCATATTCCCTCCTAAAACAACAAAAGACCCGAAGGGGTCTAATGTTATAAATATTATTTCGCAATAGCTTTAAAAAATCTAACTCCCAATTTCCAAACAAGGAATAAACCCATGATCGTGATCGCTATTGGCGCCACAGTCGATAATGCTTCGGTCGCATTCGTTGCGACAGATTGAAAAGACGTTTGCATTGTAGTTGCTAATTCAGACAATTAATCACCTCCCTAAAACAATGTGCATGAATAACTCCAAAACCTTGCCTAAAGACCAACCTGTGAAGTAAAATAACAAACCGTAAAAAATAGAAATGCTAACGATATCAATGAAATCAGAATCAAACATTTTTAAAAAATCCTTTCCCTAAAATCAGAGCGATCAGAAGACCGATCAAAACGATCAAATAATATTTAATACAGTTCAAAATGTCATTAGTCGTATTTATTGCAGACAAGATAAGATCCAATTTATCTATATCAAGATCCATATCAAAACCAATTAAAATTCTAAAATGGGTTTGAAAGAGAAATCTTTGACAAATTTAAGTGCTTTAATAATTTGTTGCATCTGACCTTTAGTATTAACCTTGAAATCAAAAGTGGCCTCATAAATACCTGTTTTAGTAAGCATTGGTGAAAGACCGTTTTCTTGATTAGCTGAAATCTTTCCAGGATGAATGTCATCACCAATAATATAAAATGCAGTTTTACCTTCTTTGACTTGATTCGTTCCTTCTTCCGTAAAAGAATACGACGATATTGACGTTATTAGTATGTTTTGTTTCATATTTCAATTACCCCCTTATTTTAGTGTATATGCACATATTAATAAAAAAAAGAAGACTTGTCAATCTTCTTTTTGATTTTTATGTTTTTTAATTAAATAATCTTCAAGCAGAGATTCAACTAAAGGACCATAGCCATCAATGCTTTTAAACTCATCAACAATCCAACGTTTAACCCGAATGTTAAACTGAACTTTCTTTTCAGATGCATCTAATTTTTTACGTCCCATATGCACTCTCCCGAACCGCCACAATTGACTAATTTAAAAATAACTGTTCTCGATTTTTCACCGATGGCGATAGACTCAAGAACACTGTTTTAAAATAGCCATCGAATTGGTTATTATAACAGTTATTTTGAAACTAGTAAATTGCATGTAAATTTTTTCTCAAAAATTTATGGCTGATTTTTTCTCTGGCTTCTGATCTAAGAACACTGTTTAAAACCATATTACCATAAAAAAACAACCACCTAAAAAGGTAGTTGCTTATTCATCAAAAAAATGTGTATAATAACTAACGTATGGTATTAATACATGTGTCTAGGAGTTCACCAGTGGTTTTGTTTAAAAGGACGTACTCGGATTGAGAGAGAAGCAATCCAGTGCGATTTATCTGATTAGACTGCTGAGTGAACTTTTTACTTTTGTATTTTGAAAGCTGTTGAACCTCATTTTCAGTAACCATTGCAACAATATCGACAATATCTTGTCTAATATCATCCTTAAGCGATTCCTCTGCCTTCACGTTAACACTTAGAGAAGCTATGCTTCTAAGAGCATTATATTTAAGTTTATCAAAGTCCATATCAGTTTGATAACTCCGCAAAAGGTCAACGACCTCGTGATCGTACTTTTTATTGATCTTAGTTTGTTGTAACCTAACCCACCACGAAGCAGTCACACAACGGGACTTGCGAGTAGACGTTTTCCTATCAATGAACCTTATTACATCATGAGTCAAAACCTTATGAAAAGACTCAAGATTATCCAATTTGGAATATAGTTTATTTGCATATGGCTTGCAATTTGATTTGACTTTTAAAAATGTCGCTGTTGAATCATCCAAAGACGAGTAAAATTTTCTTTTAGTCTCTATTTCAACGTTCAAAATTATTGAAACTTTGGGCATGAAGCTGTCCGCATAGCGTCTTAAATCCTCATAATTATAAACCTTAGGATAACCGTTGATGTAATTTTGAACCTCATTCTTTCGGTGCTGATCTGTACCATAATCAAGGTAAAATTGAAGGCGTGCAAAGTTCAAATAGTCATAATTTTGCTTTACAAAAGCCTTTTCTAAACAATACTTATCATAAAAATTTATGAGTCCATTAAGATACCATAACTCTATGAAAAATTGCTTATAACCTTTCTCTACAACCTCTTTAGTCTTATTATAAATTCGAAAAAAGAGATTATTTGATTTCTTACGACCTAGAGTTATATAATCCCTCTCAATATCATCCTCACCTTTAAAAGAGCCTTCCAAAGAATACCGTTTAAAATTCGAAACTTGCATGCTATTCAACTTTTCCTCTTTAAAGAAGTTAAGAGGGTCTTGTATATAGTTCGTATGGTATGCATAATCGATCCGATTTTCTTTTATTTCATCAATAATGATCCCATAGTTATTAAGAAATTGTTCAATCTCTAAAATAGCTGAGTTAGTCGCATGATGGACACCGTACAACCATAAAAATTGTGATCTGATCTGAACCCAAATTTCGGGCGTATTATTCGTTGCATGCTTCGTTATAAAAAGACTATATCTATCAGCAGATTCTAAGAAATATGGATACATAGGTAATCCAATGCCATGAACGATATAATCGCTATTTGGAAAGACAAAAACGTCATTAGATGTCTGATCTAATTCCTTAAATTGATCTAATTCGTTGACTAACCTCTGACAACGTTTCTCGGTGTTCCACTCTCCCCGAATCTTAATCATGAAATATAAAGAATCTATATTGTGATAAAATTTATCTCTACAGCAATCAAAATATTGTCTTGAACGCTCAATAGGTAACTCTTTATAAAAATCAGTGTTCTTTATTCGTAGATGAATCATGATCTTCCTCGCTGAATTCCGACTTGTGTTTTTTTACTATTCGGTTTACCGTTCGATATGAAACTTTATAATTAAAAGCCAATGTAGTGATATCAATTTCACCGCTTTTATACTCGTTATATAAAGCGATTTCTTCAAGATTAGTTAATTTTTTAGGTCTACCACCTTTGTTTTTCATTTGTCCACGTCCTTATTCAATCTAATTCTTATAGCTTGCATAACCAATTCAAAATTATGATTATCTAACGAGCAAAAACAGTCTAATAAACTAGCTGTTGGAAAGCTATTAAATAAATTAAAACCAACACGAATCAAAGTTTTTAATGAAGATGAAATGCCACTTTCTAGAATATCGGGTTCAATACAACGATCTTTAAAATCATAAATTCGATCTTGAAGTTTCCAAAGTTCATCATTCCCAGCGATAATAAAAAATAAAGACTTACGCTCTAAATCTCTTATATCTGTATTATCCTTAAGCATTAATTCATCAATACGTTTATCCATTTTTAACCCCTCTCATAAATAATTATGTTTTGTCTGCCTAAACCTATTATATCAAATGGGGTTTTGTCCGTCAATACTAATCTAAGGGAAATTTAGATAATATTTTTTCGATATCGTCAGCGCGTATTTTGTGATCTTCTAAAGCTACCCCAAAAGGCGGAAAATTGTAAATTTCATACAAGTAATTTTGATAATAATACATGCAAGCAACGATCAAATCTGTTTCATCTTCAGTCAAATTAATCTCTAATTGTTCACCTTCAGCAACATCCCCTTCAGTACCATTATTTTCAGAAAAAGCATCATAATCAATTTTAAGAACAGTCATAAATTCACCTCATATTTTCCAGTTTAAAGTTTGGAAATCTGCAATATTTCCAAATTCCAAGTTATAGTTTAAATTTCAACTCGTTGACGGTATTTTTTTGGTGCTAGAAATGGTTTTCCATGGGGCGTGTTACAAGCTCGCCCCCTAACTCCTACTATACATTTTTTCCATATGTTTCAAACAAAAATATTGTGCGTCGCAATTGCTACGCACTCCGCACAATATTTCTTGTTTGAAACTCATAACTATCATAAATCGTATTGTATTTTTTAGAATACAAGAAAAATTCATTACCACATTTTTCTCTTATTCCGTACCAATAAGTTGACGTAACGAATAAATGTATCTTAAAAAGGCTCAAAATGCGCCCTATTTTAAAGTTATTGACTTTGCGGTGTATTACGTTATATTCAAAAAGACACCTCACTTGAGCGTCTATAAGCTTGTCAAATTGGCTGATAAGTATGATGTCATAGCCTAAACGGCGATGTTGAGTAAAAAATTCTAGCCAATCAACCCTATAATTTCGATTTTCTTGATTCTTCAACTTTACAATAGTTGGACTAAAAAGCATTTGAGCCTCATCAATTATAATAAGCGTCTGCCCTTCTTTACCCCTGATGTGATTATCCTCAGCATACTTATAAAGAAAATCAACTGTAAGATCAGAGTTCTTGAAATAAGTATAAGAACCTAATTTTCTCTTTAAAAAGAGCCTAGTTTTTTTGACGTTATCCAAGTTAATAGCCATATTAGTTATTATGTCCCTATTGTTATTAAGCCTATTTGCAATAGTTCTAGCAACATTTAAAGACTTGCCACTCCCAGGCGTACCACTGTAAAAATTAATCATGAAATTCAACTCCTTTATACCATTTTCAAAAAACGCATTATAGCAGAATAGACATAAAATAATGTGATCGCAGTAATCCAATAAGTGAGTAAAGTTAAAATTTGTTGAACAGGAACAATATAAGCAATGTAACCCATCCAAGTATTATCAAGCGTTAGAGAATCAAAAAATGTGAAAGGACTATCTGGGAGAAGTTCAACAACCCAAGACATCACAACGCCTAAAGACTTTATAAGAACATTTAACATATCTATTATGAATTTTCCCATCCTATCACCTCATTAAATCCTTAGTTTTGAATATAAGACCTACCGAAAACAGCATAAAAATCGACCAACGAACGATAGCGAAAAGGGGATCAAAAGCAGTAAAATCAACAACGAATTGACCACCACCCTTAAAATAAGTTTTATCAAAATTAACAACAAATCTAGGAGAAACAGCGGGAACGTTAAAGGTTTCAATCATATGTTTTAAATCCCAAGGCAAACTAAAAGGAAATTTTGTGATGATCTTCTCCCCGATCTTAAGAGCACTGAAATCTAATTCACTATTTTGAGGCAAATCAAAATCAATAGTCCCAGTGTCGGGAATATCACCAGTCCCAGTCCCAGTCCCCGAAAATTCGCCATTAAGGACTTCCGTTTGTCCTAAATTATCAAGAGAACCAAGGGTAGGTGGATAAGCAACTTCACGAGTAACGCCGTCCTCATCCCAACCCACATAAGGGGCGGTAACAGTAGCATCAAAAGTAGAATCATAATCAAGAGTTAACGTTTCAGTCGGTAAAAAATAAGACACCAAATTAGTTTCCGAATAATCAATAGCGTTAAAAGGAACATAAGAGACATACATGTCATACGCTAGATTACCGTAACGATCTACGTACTGATAAACATAATAAAATGCCTTATCAACATCCACATAATCACGAGCAGTTGTTATAGCCATGCCAAGCTGAGAGCCATTTTTATAAAGAAACAGACTGCCATAAGAAACATTGGTCACTCTCTGAATTTCATAATGATCCGAACCAACGAAAAAATCATCGGGCAAAGCCTTTATAAAATTTTTATCTGTTGTTATCTCTAAAAAATCAGACTGTGTAACAGTTGCATCTAAAGT